CGCCGCAGGTAGGCGGTTGTCTTTGAAGCGCAGCTGCTTAGGGTGACGCCGTTCATCCCCGGAGCCGACCCGCAAGCCCGCCCCGCTTTACGGCCAGGTCTCCCAACCATCGACGAGGCGGCGTGACCCGGCACATACCCTGGATTTTGACAGCGATCTTCGGCCTTGTCGCGCTCACAATCGTGGCCGTGTCACGCGGCGAGGCGGTCAATGCGTTGTGGATCGTGATCGCCGCGGTCAGCTGCTTCCTGGTCGCCTACCGCTATTATGCATTGTTCATCGCGCGCCATGTGATGCAGCTCGATCCGGCGCGGCCGACCCCGGCACTGCGCCGCGCCGACGGGCTGGACTATGTGGCGACCGATCGCACCGTGCTGTTCGGCCATCATTTCGCGGCGATCGCAGGCGCCGGACCGCTGGTGGGGCCAGTGCTGGCCGCGCAGATGGGCTATCTGCCAGGCACCTTATGGATCATCTTCGGCGTGGTGCTGGCGGGCGCGGTGCAGGATTTCATGATCCTGTTCATTTCGATGCGGCGCGACGGCAAATCGCTGGGCGAGCTGATCCGCCTCGAAATGGGGCAGGTCGCCGGCACCATCGCCCTGTTCGGCGCCTTCATGATCATGGTCATCATCCTGGCCGTACTGGCGCTGATCGTGGTCAAGGCGCTGGCCGAAAGCCCTTGGGGCATGTTCACCGTGGCGGCCACCGTGCCGCTGGCCATGGTGATGGGCGCCTATACACGCTGGGTGCGACCCGGCCGCATCGGGGAGGTATCCATCCTGGGCCTCATCGGCCTGCTGGCGGCGATCGTCTATGGTCAGGCGATCGCGCAATCGCCCCTCTGGGGGCCGATCTTCACCTTCACGCCGGTGCAGCTGTGCTGGATATTGATCGGCTATGGCGCCGTGGCGTCCGTCCTGCCGGTCTGGCTGCTGCTGGCGCCGCGCGATTATCTGTCGACCTTCCTCAAAATCGGTGCGATCGCCGCGCTCGCCATCGGCATCGTCATCATGGCGCCGCCGCTCAAAATGCCCGCCCTCACCCAGTTCGCGGCGGGCGGCGGCCCGGTCTGGGCGGGCGGCCTGTTCCCCTTCCTCTTCATCACCATCGCCTGCGGCGCGGTGTCGGGCTTTCACGCCCTGATTTCCAGCGGCACCACGCCCAAGCTGATCGCCAGCGAAAGCCACGCGCCCTTCATCGGCTATGGCGCGATGCTGATGGAGGCGTTCGTGGCGATCATGGCGCTGGTCGGCGCCTCCATCCTCGACCCCGGCATCTATTTCACGATGAACAGCCCCACGGCAATGATCGGCACGGACGCTGCCAGCGCATCGGCGGCCATCACCGCCATGGGCTTCCCGATCACGCCCGATATGATCGCGCAAACGGCGAAGGATGTCGGCGAACATACGATCATTTCCCGCGCCGGCGGCGCGCCGACGCTGGCGGTCGCCATGGCGGAGATCTTCAGCCATGTCGTCGGCGGCCCGGCGATGAAGGCCTTCTGGTATCATTTCGCCATATTGTTCGAGGCGCTATTCATCCTGACCGCCGTGGACGCTGGCACCCGCGCGGGCCGCTTCATGCTTCAGGACCTGATCGCGCTGGCCGTGCCCGCTTTCAAGGAAACGAACAGCCATGCGCCCGGCGTCATCGCAACCGCGCTCTGCGTCGCGGCCTGGGGCTTTTTCCTGTATCAGGGCGTCACCGACCCTCTGGGCGGCGTCAACACGCTCTGGCCAGTGTTCGGCATTTCCAACCAGATGCTCGCGGCGATCGCGCTGATGCTCGGCACCACCGTGCTGTTCCGCATGAAACGCGACCGATTCGCCTGGGTGACGATGCTGCCCACGACATGGCTGCTGATCTGCACGCTGTCGGCCGGCTGGCTCAAGCTGTTTTCGACCGATCCCAAAGTCGGTTTCCTTGCCCATGCCGCCCGGTATGACGCGGCGGCGGATGCAGGCGCATTACTCGGCCCTGCCAAGTCGATGGCGGAGATGCAGCGCATCATCTTCAACGACCGGGTCGACGCCGCCTTGGTCGCGATCTTTCTAGCCGTCGTGCTGGCGATCCTGTTTTTCACGGTGAAGACCTGCCTGGCGGCCCGCAGATGCGCAGCGCCCACCACCCGTGAAATCCCCGCCCAGATGGTTCCGGCCCAATGAACCGCTTGTTCTGCCTTATCCGCCAGACGGCGCATCTTATGGTTGGCATACCGGATTATGACGCCTATCTGCGCCACATGGCCGATCGCCATCCCGAACAGCCGGTGATGGACCGAACCGCCTTTTTCCGTGACCGGCAGGAAGCCCGTTATGGGGGCCGCAATGGCGGACGTTGCTGCTGATTTTGCAACTTTATTACAATATATTGCAATTTTACGAACGGAAAATTTAGATTTTCGGCGTTTTAGCTATTGCTGTTTCATACACCTCTGATACGGGCCGCCCATCCTTGGTGCCCGACAGCCTGGGGATGTGCCCCCTGCCCGTCCCTTGCGGCAGGGGGCACTCGCTTCATCCCTTTGCGTTGAAGCCAGCCACCATCCCCGCCGTGATCGACAGCGCAATCTCCGCCGGTCCGATAGCGCCAATGTCCAGCCCTGCCGGTCCGTCAATCCGGACCAGCGCCTGCGCGGAAAAACCTATCGCGCGCAGCCGGTCAAGCCGCGCGGCTTGGCTGCGTCGCGATCCCAGCGCCGCGACATAACCGGTTGGCGCGCGCAGCGCCGCGGCCAGCGCCGGGTCGTCAATCTTGATGTCATGGCTGAGCGTCACGACCGCCGTTGATTCGCCAGGATGCCGCGCCGCGATCGCCTCGTCGGGCCAGCGATCATCCAGTTCGACGCCGGGAAAGCGTTCTGCGGTCAGGAAGCGCCCACGCGGGTCGATCACCACTGGCAGGACGCCGATGGCCTGCGCCAGCGGGACAAGCGACTGGGCGATCTGCACCGCGCCCACAATCAGCAGACGCCGCGGCGGATCATAGCGATTGAGGAAGACGCCGTCCCGGACGCCCTCCCGCGTTTCGCCGCTGCTCAGGTCGGTGGCGAGCGTGAGCGCTCGTCCCTGCGCGCTTTCAGCGGCAATGCGATCGAACAGCGCGGGCGCGAAGCCAGCCTCCGCCACTGGCTGCACCAGCACGGCGATCTCGCCGCCACAGGGCAGCCCCGCTTCCCAGGCATCACCGTCGGCCACGCCATAGGTCTGGATATGGGCCGGCCGGCCGGCGATTACGGCAGCCGCGCGCTCAAGCACATCGGCTTCGACGCAACCGCCGGAAATGCTCCCTTCCAGTCGACCGTCCTGATGAACGAGCATATGGCTGCCCCTGGGCCGGGGGGCCGATCCCCAGGTGGAGATGACCGTGGCCAGCGCCATAGGCGCGCCGCGCCATTCGATCGCCTTGCGAATCACCGCGCCATTATCGTTCAATGCCAAACTCCCTGGCCAGCACATGACGCTCTTCACGTCGCCCGGCAGGAATGGGGATGACGAGCGCCTAGTGCAAGCGCCGGCCGGTCCACACCACCCGGCCGACGATGTCGACCAGCGCAGGATCAATATCGGTCCAGTCGGGATAATGCGCATTGTCGCTCAGCACGCTGAACCGGCCCCGGAGCGGTCCCAGCGCGATCCGCTTCACCATCAGAACGCCATCCAGCCGCAGGACATAGACGCCATCCCGCAACCGTTCGGCGTCATCATCATGATCGACCATGATATCGTCGCCGTCGCTCAAGGTCGGCGCCATCGATTCGCCATCGACGCGAATGATCGATACGCGCTGCGGCCGCACTCCCAGATGGCGCAGCCAGCGCGCGTCGAAGGCCATCACGCCCGCCGCGCGCTCATCCTCGTCCAGCGTGCCGCCGCCTGCCGAGGCACCCAGCGAAAGGCGGGGGACGGACACCACCGCAGGCGTGCCGCGCACCCGCGCGGACACGACCGGCGCGGGCGTTCCGCCGCCGAGCAATTCTTCGGGCACCCCGAAATAACGAGCCAGCACGCGCCGGTCGTCCTCATCCAGTTTCCGCGGCGTGCCGCGCTTGATGAACTGCTGGATATAGGCCGGGTTGCGGCCGATCAGCCGGGACAGATCGGCGTAATTTTCCCCACGTTCGGCAATCAACCGATCCAGGGCGATCCGGGCATCCTGCGCTTGGTCCATATCCGGTCCATTACCGATAAGATTTTTCCTAGACAAGTAGGAAATAGGGTCTGACATAGGAATATACCTATTGGCTCGCATCGGGCGAGTCGCCATGACTGGGGAGATGAGACGCGATGCTCTTGCGTATGATCGAGACATTCCTGCGCCAGAACGACATGACGCCGACCACATTCGGCCGCCATAGTGCGCGCGATCCGCGCCTGGTGTTCGATTTGCGGCTGGGCCGCGAACCGGGCGAGCGGTTGACGAGGCGTGTAGAACATTTCATGAACACTTATCGCAGGAGCCGGGGCCAATGACAAGGGTCGATCACTATTTCCGCCAGCCCAACCTGATCCGAATGTAGCGGGCCAAAAATTCGGGCCAAAAATTCGGGTCAAAAATTAAGCTGAGAAAGAGCGGTTCAGGGTTCTTGCACAGGCGCTTCAGGCGCCTTTTTTAGTGCCCGGCTCTGAAGCAGCCAGATAGGTTTCCATCTGCGCGCGGCCGACACCAGCAGTCGATCTAGCGCTAGCCTCAAGCGCTTCCTTCACCGCTTCACGAACGGCATCCTCCTGCGATTGGCGCGCGACGGATTCGGCCTTTGCGCGAGGACGCGAGAGACGATCGACGGCGGCCTGCGCCACGGCGGCTAGTACGACATTGCCGAGCCACTTGGCGATCTTGCCGAAGGGAAGTTTCATGCGCATTTCTCCAAAGGAACATTGCCGATGCGATTGATGATCCAGCCCGGCATGAAGGTCTCGTAGGTCGAGTTACCCTCGGTCAGCCGGAGGTAGTGGGCGGCCTGCTGGGCATCCATGAGCTTGATGATCATGCGGCAGGTCTCGACCTTGCCGCGCAACTCCTGGAGCGCGGTATAGGCGGCCATGGTTTTAGTACCGGCCTGACCGTCCACCTTCAGTTCGGCATAATCCCGGCCCTGCCGGTTGAGACTGTTGAGGGCGATCTGCAACCAGCGAGACGGCTGGGCGGGACCGGTATTGACCCCGCTATCCACAGCCTCTTCACCCACCGGCGCGGACAGTTCGATCAGCCGGTCAAAGCCCGGCGCACGGATATAGTCCTCGAAGTAGATTTGCCGGGCCAACTCCTTGGGCAAATCCTTCATCGCGCCCTTGTAACCATGCGCACGGGCGACCTGCTCGGTGATGCCGTGATTGGTGGCCCCACCCGGATCGCGCGGGTTGTTGACGTAGCCGCCTTCGACATTGAAGATCGAGGCGATGATCGCCAGAACAGCGACGGTCAGACCGCCGCCTGCGACTCGAGTGGATAGCTGGGCCATGTCACGCGGCATGGCGGAAAGCGCTGCCGGCCCTTGGTATCCGCCGCTGGCAATCATGCCCAGTCGATGACGGAGCCTGCCCAGCGCGTGTTGGCAGGATCGAGGCGCTCATATGCCTGGAACCGCTCAAAAACGCCATAGTGGATGGCCTCGTTCATACCTGCGGAAAGTTCTGCATCCTCGACCACCAGAACCGGTCGCGTCAGGCCCCTGTCCTTCTTGATCGACCAGAGTTGATTGGTTTCCGCATCGGTCAGGTCGACGAAAGAGAAGGCGAACTGCGATTTGACCACGCCATCGCCAATGGCAAAGCCACCGCCTGGCAGTTCTTCGCGACTCGCGGTGTCCACCGGCATCCGGCCTGGCCCATGCTCCCGGAACTTCTCGAATGCGCGCCCGATCACGAGCGCGCCCGCAAAAAGCGGCGCCGTGCCCGATTGCACCAGGGTCAGCCGAAAATAGCGCGAGGACACCGGCGCGGCGAGGCGCGCAAAACAATGATGACGCGGACCTTCGCTGTCGGCTGCGCGCATCGGGCCAGACACCTTGATCGTCGTGAGGCCAGTGCCCAAGCCGGTTCCCCGCGCAATCGTCCAGGCTGCCGCCGCAGTTGCATTGGTGTAGCCAAGATAGAAGCTGTCGACAGAGACTGCTGCGCCCATGTCGATATCCATGGCGAGTGACGACACCGATGTAGCAATCCATGCCTCATTGGGGTCTGCGGTCAGGAGGTTCGCCTGCCCTGATCCCGTCACGGTCGGCGTCATGGCCACGGTCAGAGGTTTGATGATCAGAACGCCGCTCATGCGAGCTTCCTCAAGACGGTCAGGTTGGTCCGCTCCACCTTTTCCAATTCTCTGGCTCCCAGGACGAAGACGTTGGCGCCGCCGGTATAGCCGGCGCGGGAAGCCGTCAGGCGGATGGGCTTACAAATCAGATCGACCCGCAAGCCTGCCACCTGGAGGATTTCGACGACCATCGGCGCACCGAAAAGGTCGAGTTGCCGGGCCGCTTCTTCTTCAGCGTCCGCCTTGGCCGCCAACGCTGAGACATTCTCGGCCACCGCCGCCAGACTGCCCCACGCCGTTTCAAGCGCGGCAGAGCTGGCGACAGCATTGAGGCAAGCCGAACCGAGCCAGGCTGCAAATTCGGCGTTGACGGTCATTCCGCGACAGCCTCTTCCTCGGGTTCGGCCGCAAGCGCCTCAAGGCGCGTCGCTTCACGCCCGAGCAGGTCGCGGACCGTCCTGTTGACCGAGATGACGTTGGCCATTTGCTCGCGGGCCATGCTGCCATTGGGCAGTTGCGTCAGCAGCGCCTCCAGATCGTCGGCAACCTTGATCGATGCCGCCCGGTCGAGGACGGCCTTGGCGGCCTGCACGCCGCCAAGGGAGGCGGCGGCGAGCTGGCGATCAAGTTGCGTCTGCTGTGCGGCAAGGGCGGCCTGCTGGGCTTCCAGTTCGGCCAGGGTGGTGGTGTCAGTCATGGGATACTCCGGTTGATAAAGAGGTTAGGCGGCTGCCTGCGGGCGCGCACGCTTGGGCGCGCGGCTCTCCAGCCCGTCCATCTGGTCGAGCGTGTCGGCGACGTTGAGCTTGAAACTGGCATTGCCCGAGGCGATCGACAGGATGGCGTTGACGCCAGTCGGACTGTCCAGCACCTCCAGACGCGCCACGACGCGGTCGCGGGAAAGGGTGACCCGATGCGTCTGACCATCCACGCCGACCACCGTCAGTTCGATCGGGTTCTGGATGCCGCCTGCGTCGATCACCTGCTTTTTCACGAAGCCATATTGATCGGTCAGCGCCTCATCGGCCGCGCCGGACCCGATATCATAGCCAATGACGGAGCCTTTGCCTTCATCGCGCTCCTCGACGATGTTGATGGATGCCGCCGGCAGCTCGAAGCGGGCACCATTTTGCAGCTTTAGTTTCAGGGTCGGGATCATGTCATTCTCCTTCAGTTGAGTTGGTCAGAAGCCGGTCACATCCAACACAGCCCAGGAATATTGGGGCTGGCGGTAGTTGTAGCCGGGGGGTGGCGGAGGCGATGGAGGCACGGGAAAAAATGTCGTGCTGAATTGCGTCAGCAAATACTGCGAGGACACGGACGCTCCGTTGACAGCCACCCCCAGTGCAGCCGCCGACATGTTATCGTTGTAGCCATTCTGAGCGCCTGCCACCGGCGTTATCAAACGGTTACTACGCCCTGTCCTTGATCCCATCACGATCGCGTAGGTGGCACCGGCCGGAAGATTGGCGGCAGGCCCGGAACTGCCGGGGTCTGACGCCGTGTCGAACTCGCCGCGCAGCGTTGATGCGATCCGCGCATATCTATGCCGGCTGTCATATTTGACCTGCCCGGCGCGCATGATCCTCATTCCCCACCCCGGCCCGAGGACAGGTGGCTCACCAAATTCATAGCAGGCGACAGTGGTCGATGCGCTGGCGGTGTAGCTCCAGAATGTGAACGTCCAACTGTTTGAGCCGTTATCTCTGGTGACCCAGGCGAGGAACGTGGGCGCAGAGCATTGGAAAGCCACCACCGGCAGTTCGGAAGCGACAAACGTGAAAGCCGCGCTGCGCAGATTGTCTCCTACCAGGCCGGCGCTGACCGTCAGGGTCGTCTTCGATCGCAGCGCCATATTGGCATACAGATCATCGATCTGGATGGAGCCGGTTTGCCGGTTTCTGATCCGCGTACCGTATCTGCCCATCTAGCGCACCCAGTAGACAATGATGGCCTGCGAGGTGGAACCTGCAGGATATTCCCAGGAAAGCGTGCTCCCGCTGACGGATATCGTCGGCATGATTGCCGCGAGCGGCGGGGCGTTGAAGAAAACCACCTGCCATTCTGGCGTGCCCGTCAGCAGGCCATCATCGTTCACCGAGCCATTCACGCCGGCGGTGTCCACCCGTCCGATGATCCGTCCCATATTGGTGAGCGGCTCCTGCTCCACCACGCCGTTGCGCTTCACCCTCATGCCCCAGCCGCTCATGCGAGATAGCCCAGTTCGATGGTGACGCCGGAAGCATCATCGCCGATGGTCTGCGTCGGTCGGCCCTGGCTGTCGAAATCGAGGTTCCAGAAACCACCCTTGCCCGACGGCGTGATGAAGCGCGCCCGATCGGTGCGAAAGGTCAGGTCGGCGCGCTGGCCATTATTGTTCATAACCATGCCGCTGACATAGCCATTCACGTCGATTTCAAAGCCCCATCTCGCGAACAGCGTCGTCACATTGTTTTCGACCGAGGCGATGGCACTAGCCTGCTGGCTGACCGTCGCTCCCTGGGCGGAAACCGTGCTGCTGAGCGAGGCATATTGCGTCGACAAGGTGGAGAGGGTTGACGCCTGCTGCGCGACGGTCGCCGACAGCGTTGAAATGTCCGCAGTTGCCTGCTTGGCCGCGATTTCCTGATCCGTGGCCGGGCGGAAGCTGGCCTTGTGCCATTCGATCTGGTTGGCAGTAGCTGCTGTGATGTAGCTGGGCGCACCACTATAGCGGTTCATGAGGAAGATCGTATAGCCGTGCGCCGATGACGTCGTCACCTGTATCAGCTTACGCCACCGTCTAACGCCCGTGTTGCCATTGCCACTAACCCCAGCCGTATCGGCCTCATTATAGAGATCGATATAGTGGTTCTGGGCCGTGCTGCCTGTCGGGTTCACGACGCGAAAAAGTGCGCAAGAACCGCGCAAGTCACCACTGTTTCGACGCGCGTCGACTTCAAGCACCAGCCACATATTGTTCTGGATTACCTGCGTCGCCGTGTAGGTGGTCGCCTGCATACCGCCGCCGCCATTCTCACTGTTGGACGCCATTGACGTCATCGGGGCGTAGGGACTTTGCGCCCCGGTCATCTTGTATGTCGTAATGTAGGTGCCTGCCCAGAGCGAATAGTTGGTCGGCAGCGCCTGCCCGTTGGGCCAATCGGAAAATACGGGGTTTGGGTTGATTGACGCCGCTGCAACCTGCGCGCTGATCGTAGCGATGCTCTGCGCGGCAGCGGCGGCATTGGTCGCCACGGTCGCCTGGCTGCTGGCTGTCGTCGCAGCGCTTTGCGCCTGACCAGCATAGATTGATGCGTTGCCGGCGCTGCTCGATGCCGAGGAGGCCGAACTGCTCGCGGAGGCGGCGCTGGAACTCGCTGCGGACGCCGACGATGCCGCCTCGCCTGCCTTCGTCTGCGCGGTATTGGCATGGCCGCTCGCTGCGGTCGCGCTGGCGCCCGCCTGCCCGGCGCTGGTGGCAGCGTTGCTTGCCGACGTGCTGGCCGCGCTGGCGCTGTTTGCGGCCGCCATTTTGTCCGTGACGTCAGTTACGCGGATCGAGCCTATACGGACAACCATATCCGTTTCCGCAGACGAAAGACGCAGACCAAACCGGGCCAGAATGGCGGTTGACGGCCACGCTGTCGCGCCATTGGCCGTGGTGTCGCTGAATAGGGCCACCACCTCCCGCACGCCGCTGTCGACAGTCGTATTGCTCACAAAGGAGTTGCTGATCTCGACGCAACTTCCATCCATCCATTCGCCGATAATGGTGAACTGGTAGGAGCCATCGCCCTGACGCACGCGGATGCGCGCCCGGACCTCGTAAAAGCGGCCTGCGGTAGTTTGCACAACGCCGCGCGTCAGGACGCCCTGGCCTGCTTTAAACCATGCGAAATCAGCACATTGACCAAAGATGCCATCACCAACGATGACCGTGCCCGTGGCGTTGCCAACATTCTGCGGTAGGCCGGAGCGGCTATTGGTCCATTGGTTCAGGCCGTCCGAGAAATCATAGGGCAGAACCGACGATGCGGCCTGCGACTGGATCATCGCATTGTAGCTGGACGCAGCCGACACTGCGCTGCCTGCGGCGGCCGTCGCCGAATTCCCAGCCTCTGTAGCCTTGGTGGAAGCGATCGACGCGGAACCGGCGGCGGCGGTAGCACTATTGCCCGCGTTTGTAGCCGATTGCGCCGCATTGGTGGCAGCGGTGCTTGCCATCGACGCGGACCCGGCGGCGTTCGTGGCAGAGGTGGAGGCCTGCGAGGCGCTGGTGCTAGCCTGGCCGGCGCTGGTGCTGGCCTGCCCGGCCGAGGTCGCGGCGTTGGTGGCGGAGCCTTGCGCGGCACTGGCGCTGTTACCGGCCGCCGTAGCTGACCCAGCCGCGCTGGAAGCACTGATCGCCGCCGCCTGCGCCGCCTTGGCGGGCGCCAGCGCGTCCGACCCGACGACGCGGATCGAGCGGATCGTCACTTCCCGGCCGACCGCAACCGCATTATCGGTGTCGAAACGCAGGCCTGTGATAGTGCTGGATGTCCAATCGCTCGCGCCCGAAACCGCGTTGGGCATGTCAAACACCAGCGTCGTTGTGGCGTTGATTGCCGGTTCGCCCTGAACAGCAAGCGCCCTATAGCTGCCGTTCCAACCGTGACCGGAGGTGGCCCAGTAAAGTGTGCCGTCCCAAGCGCCTAGCGTCGGCGCGGTTCGGGTCAGCTCAATGAGAACCCGAGTGAAGCGCGATCCCTGAATTGAAAGGCCGGTGCGCGAGATATAGGGATCGCCACTTGTCGGGACCACACGAAGACCGCCACTCCCTCCAGTGAGCGTGGCATTATTCGCCGCGAAGCCGTTCAGAGTGCCATCGGTGAAATCCGCAACTAACCCGGCATCGATATAGCCCGCGTTGCTTGAAGCAATGTCTGCCGCAATCCGGCTGCTCTCTGCAGCCGAAGCGCTCTGCGCTGCCCCGGTCGAGGACGAGCTGGCCGCTGAGGCGCTGGTAGCGGCTGCGCTGGCGCTGTTCGCCGCGTTGGCGGCCTGCGTTGACGCCGTGGTTGCGGAGCCTTGCGCCGCCGTGGCGCTCGTTCCCGCCGCCGTAGCCGATGTCGCGGCGTTCGAGGCCGAGCCGGACGCCGCCGTAGCGCTGTTGGCGGCGGCCAGCTTCTCGGTCACATCTGTCACGCGGATCGAGGCGATGCGCAGAACAACAGCCTTGGATTGGTTCAGCCGCAGACCAAAGCGTGCGAAAACAGCCTCGGAGCTGAAGGCGGTCGCACCGTTGGCTGTGGTGTCGCTGAATAGACCAACAACCTCCTTTACGCTGGCGTCGTTCGCATTGATTACCGTGCCGCCGCGAAAGGCCAAGTCCGTGCCGGAATAATCAGCGATCATGCCAGCGGCGACCACATTAAACTCAGCTGGCGCTCCCGACATCATACGGAAACGAACCCGAACTTCGTAGAACCGACCGGCTTGGATTGGGACAACACCCCTCGTCAGGATGTTGTTGCCGGCGCTCGTCCAGTTGGAAATTTCCCAGCTCGTGCCAAAGATCGCATCATTGGAGATGAGCGAACCAGCGGCCAATGGTCGCCCAATCGGGGAACCCGTGCGGTCGTTGGTCCAATAGGCGTTGCCCTCCTTGAAATCATAGGGCAGCGCCTGGCTCTGATTGGCGACCGTTTCCTGAAGTGAGGAATAGGTCGAAGCTGCGGCGACTGCACTGCTATTGGCCGAAGTGGCGCTGTTGCCCGCGTTGGTGGCGCTGGTGGCGGCCGAGGATGCCGAACCGCTGGCGGCCGTCGCGCTATTGCCCGCGCTGGTAGCGCTGGTCGCCGCGTTCGTTGCCGCCGTCTGCGCGCTGTTGCGATAGCCCAGCGCGTCGCCCGCGCTGCTCGCCGCCGAGCCGGCGCTGGAAGTCGCCTCGCCCGCCTTGGTCGATGCCGTATTGGCGCTGGCGGTGGCGCTGGTGGCCGACTGCCCCGCATTGGTGGCGCTCGTTGCAGCCGACGACGCGCTCGTAGCTGCCGCCTGCGCCGCCTTGGCTGGCGCGAGGGCGTCCGGTCCGACGACACGGATCGAATGAATGACGAAACTGCCGCCATTCCCTTGGTCAAGATCGAGGCGAATGCCGGTGATCGTGCCGGCTGTCCAATCCGCTCCGCCGAACGCGGTCGGCATATCGTAGACTAGCTGGGTGCGCTGATTGAGAGAGGGATCACCGCCGACCATGGCAGTATCGGCTTTGTATTCGCTGGCCCAACTATGACCAGCCCGGCTCCAGTAAAGGGAGCCGTCCCACGTCCCTGACGAGCGGTTCGCAGTTCGCGTGAGCGAAACGACAACGCGGGTAAACCGCGCACCGTCGAAAGACAGGCCGCTCCGATAGATGTAGGGATCGACGCCGGTGACCGCCACTTGCATCCCAGCGGCCGAAGTCGTGAGATTGGCGCTGCTGGAAGATGCCCAGCTATTCAGGGTATTGTTAAAATCGCTGACAAACCCGGCATCGAGATAGCCGCTATTCTCAAGCGCAGAACTGGCCGACACTGCGCTGCTCGCAGCGGCCGTTGCTGAGTTTCCGGCCTCGGTCGCTTTGGTTGCGGCAGTGTTGGCCGAACCCGAAGCTGCCGTGGCGCTGTTACCCGCCGCCGTCGCTGACCCAGCGGCTGCGCCGGCACTGGTCGATGCCGACGACGCGGAGCCGGCCGCGTTGGTCGCGGAAGTGGAGGCCTGCGTTGCCGACGTCGAGGCTTCGCTCGCCTTGGTCGCCGCCGTGGTGGCACTGGTCTGGGCCGAAGAGGCGGATTGAGCTGCTTCGGTCGCTTTCGTGGAGGCAGTCTGTGCACTCGTCGAGGCCGCCGTGGCGCTGTTGCCTGCGTTCGTGGCCGACGTGGCCGCCGCCCCGGCACTGGTCTGGGCCGCGCTGGCTGAGCCTGCGGCGTTCGTGGCAGAGGTCGATGCCTGACCGGCTGAGGTTGAAGCATTGCCCGCCTGGGTCGCGGCAGTGGTCGCGCTGGTCTGGGCTGCACTAGCCGATTGCCCGGCGCTGGTCGCACTGGTCGCGGCTGCGCTGGCGCTGGTTGCGGCCGCGCTGGCGGACGATTTAGCCGCCTCGCGGGCTGTGACATCGGAAACACGAATGCGCAGCGGCTGGATGGTGATTGACCCATCCGAACCGGTCGTGATGTTGATGAAGGCGCGCAGCCACACAGCGGTCGAGTGCCAGTTAATGTCGGCGCCGGCAGCGCTGACCAGGAAGGTTTGCGTGCGTCGCCCCGCAATGGCTGGCATGGACACGGCCGAAGAGGTGATGCTGGCGTAGGAGCCGTCCAGGCTTCGCACATAGGCTTTGACATCGACGCTGCCCGACACCGCTGGAATGCGATATTCGAATTCGACCTCATAGACGCGGCCGGTGACCGCCGGGAACACCCCGCGCTGCGCCCAATTTGCTCCGCCGTTCGCTGTCAAAATGATCTGATAGACCGGGGTGCCTTCCGGCGATGTGGCGTTGGCGAACGCGGGAGGGATGCTGGCGGGTGCGCCAACATGCTCGGTAGAGAAATAGGGGTCGTTCGCGTTTGTGTATTTTTCCGGGAGGGTGGGGATAACCACACCCACAGCAGAGCTGTAGGCGCTCGAAGCCGAGACAGCGCTGGTCGCCGCAGCTGTTGCGCTATTACCAGCCTCGGTCGCTTTGGTGCTGGCAGTGTTCGCCGAACCTGACGCGGCCGTTGCACTGTTGCCGGCGGCCGTCGCCGAGCCAGCTGCCGCCCCGGCGCTGGTCGATGCCGATGACGCCGACCCGGCCGCGTTGGTCGCGGAAGTAGACGCCTGCGAAGCACTGGTCGAGGCTTCGCCCGCCTTCGTCGTCGCGGTGGTTTCACTAGTTGCGGCAGAAGCGGCCGATTGGCCGGCTTCTGTCGCTTTCGTGGAGGCCGTTTGCGCACTGTTGCTCGCTGCCGTTGCCGACTGGCCGGCATTGGATGCGCTGGTCGCAGCGGCCCCCGCACTGGTCTGGGCGGCGCTAGCAGACCCAGCGGCGTTTGTGGCAGAGGTCGATGCCTGAGATGCGCTGGTTGAAGCCTCACCAGCTTTAGTCGTTGCCGTGGTCGCGCTGGTTTGGGCCGCTGTCGCCGACGTGCCAGCGGCACCAGCACTGGTTGCTGCTGACGAGGCGCTGGCGGCGGCCGCGTTGGCCTGATCCGTAGCCTGCTCGCGCTCGGTGACATCCATGATGCGGATCTCAGACACGCGCAGGACCAGGCCAGCCTCGGTCGCCGACGAAAGGCGCAGACCCGGCCGAGCAAGAACGACATCCGCCGGGATCGTGGTGGTGTTGGCGCCGCCGCCGAGCGCGAACTTGCGGACCAGCGTGAAGGTGCCAGTACCATCGCAGGTCGTTGCCGGCCCCCCGACATAGCTCGCCGCTGCGGTGCCGTAATTGTCCAGCATGGCGCCAAGGATCACGTTAAGGCTGACGCTTCCGTCTGATGCCGTGATCTTGAACTTGGCCGACACCTCGTAAATGCGGCCGGGTAAGACCGGGAGCGCGCCCTTGGACAGGATATTGTTGCCCGCATTGGTCCAATCGGAAATTTCCAGAGAGGCCCCAAGGTCCGGGTCAGCCATCGGCGCGCCGGTGGCGGCCGGCACCGTGACAGGATTACCAAATCGCAAATTGGTCCAATGCTTCGCGCCTTCCCCGAAGGTGGACGGAAGCAGGGGCGAACTGACGTAAACGGTGCGAAGCGCATCGGTATAGGCGGATTGGGCCGATACCGACGAAGCCGCCGCCGCCGTCGCGCTGTTGCCGGCCTCGGTGGCCCTGGTGCTGGCCAGCGTTGCCGAGCCTGCTGCCGCCGTCGCGCTGCCGTTGGCATTGGCAGCATAGGTCTGAGCGTTGTCGCGGGCCAGTTCGGACGCGGTCCTGGCTGCCTGCGCGGCGTCGCGGGCAGTGGCGCTGTTGAAAAAAGCTGTTTCCGCGTCCGTCTTAGCGGTCTGGGCCTGGGTGCGGGCAGTTTCGGCCGCCGTCTTGGCCGCCACGGCCGCATCCCGCGCCGTTGCCGATCCCGAAAAGGCAGCTTCGGCGTCCGTCTTGGCGGCTTGAGCCTGGGCGCGGGCGGTTTCGGCCGCACTTTTTGCCGTGACGGCGGCGGCGCGCGCGGTATCGGACGCTGCGGCTGACAGGTCGGCGGCGTCCGCGAAGTCTTCGGCCGCGCTCTGCGCCGCTGCGGCGGCCGAGTATGCCGCCTGTGCGTCTGCTTTTGCCTGTTCGGCATTAGCCTTGGCATCCTGCGCGGTCTGCGCCGATTGCGCTGCGGCAAGGGCTGACTGTGCGGCGCTCGCGCTGTCGCCGTAGGTTTCGAACAGATCCGCGATGTCCGCTTCAGCCTGCGCCATGCGGGTCTGAGCGACGGCCGTATCAGCCTCCAGTTGGGCGAGCTGATCCTTCTCTTCCGGCGTCGCACCGTTGGTGGCCCCCGGCTCGGCCGGCTTGTAATCTTCGGCTGTCGACCCGTCCTCATAGACGACGTCGCTGGCCTGGACGGCGGCCGAAATCTCGCCGTCGCCATGGATGCGCTCGTTCTTCTTATAGCCGATCTGTCTCGACTTGACGGGATGAATGGTGCTTTCACGGCCGATGAAAATAGCGTTCAGCGCCTCGACAGGACCGCTGAACCCATATTCCCAGATTTCGACCGAACCCACGGCATTCAGCCGCCATCCCAAGGATATCCGCTGAAGAAGGCGGTCCAGAATGGCGGCGGCGGTTTCATTGTTGTCGCCAACATGCACACCGACCGCGCCGCTCCTGGCTGGCCCCATGTCGCTGATGACCGGTCCACCGACGGCCGTCAGGATTTGCATCGCAACACCAGACGGAGTTTCGGAATAGCCGCTCGCCTGCCCCTTGAGATCAGCTGTCAGCGGACCTGCTGGCTGGGTCCACCATTTGGCGCAAGCTATGGAGGGGGCAAACACACCGCCGCCACGCTCGGGCACGGCGGCCTTCAGGGCATTGAATGTTGCCCCGACACTGCCTTGCCATGCCACGATGCCGAGCGGCCCCGCGCGGCCCATGTCGCGCAGGGCCGTGCAACCCTGCAACGGAAAGGCGGGATCGCCAAATTCATAGATATTATTGGCCTGATCGAGCAGGCGACCTTCGACGTTCCACACCAGGCCGAAGCTGCGACGCTTCGCCCGTCCAATCGCAAAATCACCACCCTCAATGCCACCGCCGCCGGAAAAGGTGGCAGTCGTGAGGGGATTATCGAGCTTTTTGGCCAGATCGGCGCAGGTAATGACGAGCTTGCCTTCGGCGATGGTCGCTTCAGCGATAGTGCCCGTCAGGCGTCGAGTGACAACGCCATTCTTCACTCGATCGATCTCGATCGCGGCATCAGGCCAGTAGAGGCCAGCCATGGGGTCCAGTCTCGCCGGCTCGGCCGGCGCCCAGGCAATCGCACTGGCGGTGGGCACGGCGCGCGCCGCCCAACCATCATTGCTGAAACTGACCGAGGCTTCAAAGCGGGGATCGGCAATCAGGCCTGCTTGATAGTGACCAACACCGTCATGGTGAGGCGTGCCGTCATTGCCGCCTGCCAGCCATATGGCGACGACGAGGCCGGTTGCCGCATTACGGGGCCATGCTCGGATGCGCGTGACGACGCTCACCGCGCACCCCCGAATGCCCGCCGCAAAGCAACAAAGAAAAGCGCCCGATCCATGGGATCGGATTAGGCTTGGAGGATAAGATTAATGGGTTTCCATTGACGGAAACACGGGCGCGGCCGTTCGTGCGCCTGCCCACAATTCACTCATCACGCAGCAAAATGCAAGAGCGCCACTAACGCGCCACCAGCGCCTGGTTCAATTCAGGCACCACCGTGCTAACGACTACGCCAGCCCTGGCCAGCGACGACGCAATCTCCGCGAGATACTGGACTTGCTCATTGGCCAGCTCGTTGGCGGTGTCCAGCTTCGCATTTGTCGCGTCAACGGCATCCTGCGCGGCCTTGATACGATCATTCTCGGCCTTGATCACCGCCTCGGCTGCTGAGACCGCATTGTCCCGATCGGCAGCATATTCATCGCCCGCCGTGCCATAAGCCTCGCGGGATAGCTCAGTCAGCTGACGCAAAAGGTCCGCCAGGGTGTCGGCAGCACCATCCTCGCCCGCCTCGGCAGCTTGGCGCGCCTTGGCGATCTCGACCAACAGAGCCTCACGACGATCGGCGGCCGATCCTTCGAACAGGTCACCGAACTTCATGTCGTTAAGGAGCTGCTGGAGCGACCCCACTCGGTCACTCAGGATTTCATCGACCAACTTGGCCCGATCTTCGGCGTTGCGCTTTTCGATCTCGACGACATCGAAGCCATATTGGGTGGCGATGCGCACCCGCTCCTTCGCCTGTGTTTCAAAGGCCTTGAACTGATCCTCCAGCTCAGCGCCCAGACCGCCCAGCAGCTTTTCGACTTCGCGGACCTTCAGCGCTTCCTCTAGTGCTTCGTCTAGATCGTCGCTGCTCGAAAAGGCCTTGCGAACGGCATCTGACAGACCTTCCAGACCGCCATCACGGATAGCGTCGAGCGTGGCGAAGGCGATAGCGCCCGCCTGATCATCGTCAAAATTGTAGAGACCGTTGGCACTCGCGCCACTGAAGTTGAGCTTACCCTCATAACCCGTGGTGGAAACGCGATATTTGTCCTTGTAGACGCCAATCGACGTATTAAACGATCCGATCTTCGCACCAAATTCCTCGGCGACCTGACCCAGCGTATCCTGGATCGAACTGGCCAACCCAATCGACGCCTTTTCGCGGCTGGAGCTGTTACCGGCCGTTGATACATCCTCGCTATCGCCACCCGTGACGACCGAAGTGCCATATTTCGTCTTCTTGAAAAGGCCACCTACTACGGAGCCGAGTGTTCCGCCGACGATCGACCCAAGCGGACCCGCGATCGCCGACCCGATGGCACCGCCGATCGCGCCGCCGGTAGAACTTCCCTTGATGCCCAGGACGTCCGTGACGAGGTTTCCTGCCAATGAACCGGTCTGCGCACCCGCCGTGAGACCACCTAGTGTTTTTCCAAGCGACTCACTGAATATTCCCTTGTCACCGAAAATCTCGGTGAAGATGTTACGAAAATCACCCTTCAGCTCATCAAAGAAGTCACCGTAGCCCTCTTTGAACCCCAGCTTCAAATCTTTCAGGATGTCCGGCTTATTGCCATTTACGATGATGTCGGCCGGGGCATTGGGATCGAACGGCTTTCCGTCATCACCAACAACCCAGCCCGCCGGGACTGAAGCTTTCGCCCCACTAATATTCGCAGCCGCCGTGGCTGCGGCCTTTCCTAGATCGGTGATGTCGCTGGAAGTCCGGTCGATCTCCCTGGCAGCGCGCCCTACGGCTTCCGCCATTTTATCGCCGGCCTTGCTCAATTTGTCGCCGCCGGTGATGTCATCTTCCAGATCGCGGAAGAAGTCCCCGAACAGCTTCTCCGTGATCGTCTCGGAAAACAGCCGGTCAAACACATCGACAAAGCGCTTGCCGAAGTCCTCCAGCGCCTTCGGGCCATCCGTCCGAAGGCTCTCGAAAGTCAGCCGGACATTTTCCCGCATGTCGCCAACGGCGGACAGGAACATCTGCTGGAGCTGCTGTTGAACGCGCATTTCGCGGGTCTGTTCGCGCATCACGTCCAGATTATCATAAAGCGCGCGGACCTGGTCCTCCGTCACACCGCGCTTCGCCAACTCCGTGGCGAGTTGCTGCTCGCTCTCCACCCCCAGCTTGTCCATGAGCTGATAGGTGAGCTGGAGCGCATCCGCATCAGCCTGCCGACCGGCGAGCTGAAGCTCCCCCAGGTCGATCTGACGCTCTTGATCGGCGAGCATCTGCCGGATCGGCCTGACAAGACTTTCCTGGATCAGCGGCTTCACCGCCTCCGCCTGGGCGATCAGCGCCTCGAAATTCTTGGGCTTGCGCTTTTCCAGATCGGCGATGATGTCGTCCAGCTTCGCGGTCGCCTGACGCGCCTGGTCGATATCGCGCGGTGCGGCGTTGAACTGGTCGTTCATCCGGGCGATGGCGTCTTCGGCGCGTTCGCCGAACACAGCCAGACGCTCCGCCTCGCGCGCCGCCTTCGCTGCGCTGTTGTCCTTCTTCGGCTTCGCCCTGTCCTTCAGGGCATTCTCCCGGCGCTTCAGCTCCGCCATCTGCTGGTCGAATTGGGCGGCGCTGAGCTGATCGAGCGACGGCCCATCCGCCAACGGCACCGATCCGGTCTCAAGGCCCAGCGTATATTGGCGGCGCTCACGAAGGCGGGCGCGTTCCCGCTCTATCTCCCCCCGCGCGCGTTCATCGGGGTCGGCGCGCTCGTTCGCGGCGCGTTCCTCCAGCCCCACCCGCGCGCTGGCCAGCGACCGGCGCGCGCTGGCGAGTTGGCCCAACACATCGTTCCGCTGCTGCTGCAGATCGGCAATACGCGACGATGCCGGGTCGTCGAGGAAGGGGATCAGGTTGATCGGCGGTTTGAATTTCGACAGCTTGTCGATCTGCGCGTCTACGCCGGCGAGTTGCCGCTCCAGCTCGCCAACACTCGCTTTCGATACGAGCTGCAGATTGTCCAGCAGGATGGCCTGGGTGTTGATGAGGCCGCGCGTCGCCTCCTCCAGCTGCTTGATGCCATCGGTCGAATTGGCGACGATGCTTTGCTGAGCGACCAGGCTGCTGCTGAAATTGATGGTCGACTGACTGGCATCATCGCTCGCGTCGTCAACCTTGCTCAACTGGCTCCACAGCGCCGAACCCAGGGAGATCGCGACCGTCGCGGCGATCCCCCACGGCCCTCCCATGATCGCCGCGAATTTGCCGAGCTTGCCCTGGGCGTTTTCGCTGCCCTGGGCAATCATGTTGATGGCGCTGAACACCTGCCCCGACTGCATCGCCATGATCTGGCTCAGTCGCGTGTTCATGGAATATTGGATACCGATGTCCTGCATCTGGTATCCGAGGGACTGCCAGCCAGCCCTTTGCAGCCCAATGTTGCCGTTGAGGGATTTGGCGGCTTCGCCTGCCTGCTTTTGGGCACGCGTCTGCGCCTCCGATTGCTCGGAGAGGTGGCTCAGGTTGAAGGCGGCCTTGCGCGCCTCAACGGAGGTGTTGGCCAAGCCCGACGCCGCCTGCCCGGTCGCGGCAGATACATCCCGCGCGCCGTCAGCCACGCCTTTCTCTGCCGCACGAAGGCGGTCAAACTCGCTGGACGAAACTCGGAGCTGCCCGACCAGGCCGGACCCGTCGCCATTGAGGCGAACGCCGACGACGACATCGCTCATCGCTTGGCCCTCGCAAACTCATCCAGGGCAGCGCCTTCCATGATGCGCAGATCGAGGAACATGGGCGGTGTGAGGGCAATGCCCATCATCTGGGCCACTGACGGGATAACCGAATAGTCGAGGCCGAGGCGCACGCCGGTCATGGCATGGCGAGCCCATTGCGTTCCGAGCGACAGGAAGAGGCTGAAGGGCGTGGCCTCATCGGGCGCAAGTTCCAACTCACGACTCTCTGCCGCCATCCGCTCTTCCATCCATGCGGGCATGATCGCGGCCTGGGTCAAAATATCGTCAGCCTTCTTCCTGACGCCGCCACGCCCGCTCGCCCAGGCGCGCGCAGCGGCTTTCAGTTTCCCGCGCGAACCTCGGCGCGGCCGGCACGGCATGCGCCATAAGCCTTCATCACGCCGTTGAAGGCGTTGGGAACATTCAACAGCTGACGCAGATGCTCATCGCTGAACTTCAGCGGCTCGCCATTTTCGGCCCCGACACCGCGCCAGTCCGCTGCGATCCGCAGCACGACCTTGGCCGCTTCCTCGCTGGGCGCCGACACCGTGCCATTGGCCACGTCCAGCTTCTCGTTCGCGCCGACTGACAGGATGAAGGCCTGATGCTCGTCTTCCGTGAGGATACGGAACCGCATCTCGAACCGGTTTTCGACGACTTCGCCCTCTTCGGACACGCCGGGGAAAGTGACCGGCCACCAGACCAGAGGCGCGGCGGTAATTTTGAACATGCTGTGGTCCCTTGGTGCTGGTGGATAGGCAAGGGTCGCGGCCCCGCCGATCCGATGTCTTGGCTCCACCAGCCGGCCCGGACGCCGGTATTGGCTTCATGGCCTCTCGGTATTCAGGTTGCGGTGATGGTCAGGTCGGCCGCGCCGCCGTCAACGGTGTGGATCAGCGACAACGTCCACATGAGGATGTCATTTTCCTCGCTTTCGGCGATATCCGCGATCTGGACCTTGGCTGAGGCGAGGTTGAGGATATTGCCCGCACCCAGCCCATGGGTAAGGCTGAAGGCGACAAGATCATTGGCGCGCAGACGAGAAATATAGTCCTTCGCCGCAATGTCGGGAGCCTCGATCACCAAGGTCGATGTCATGGAGTGATTGCCGCGTCGCACATAGCGCGAACCGACCAGATTGCGCAGCGCGACATCGACGCCCGCTTCCGCGCGCCAGCTGCGCGTCACGGCCGAATAGCCGTCGAGCGATACGGTGGTGTTGTCGACATTTACTTCTTGCGGCCGCTTCCAGCGCGTCAGAACCGGCGCGGTTGGGGCGCTTTTGTCGAACGGCGTGGCCGTGGGAATAAGGCCGGTGAACTGAAGCGTGGCAAAGGGATAAGCGCCAGCGGTGTAATCGAGCGAGAACGTCCCGACAGCGCCGACCGTCTTGCGGCGCTGATCAGCCATGTAATCATGCTGGGTCAGCGAAGTGCCCGCAACACCGGGCGCGGCGAAGTTCTGAACGGCACTGGCGCCGGCCGACAGCACGGCCGCCGCCATGCCGCAGGCTTCCAACAGTTCCATCCAGGCGGGCGCGGTGCCTGCCGTGCCAGAGCCGGCCAGCTCAACTTCATAGCTCATCGTGCGGCGTTCGTTCGTGGCGGCCGACGCCCGCGCGCCAAAGACGCGCTGGTCAAGGTTGCGCTCCAGCCGGTCACTCTCGACCGGCTTGGTCGAAAAGTTCCGGGTGAGAATGGCATTCGCCGCAGCCGTGGGGGCGGCGTCGGTGCCATATGTCGTTTCCTTTTTGGCCAGCAGTACCTTGGTGGCATCAACCATTTGCGTCATCCTCCTTGTCCGACGCGACCGACGCGCCGCTGGCGTCGCCGGTGCCGGCAGAGGCCCACGCCTCCGGCTCTACATTGGGATCGGTCTTCTTCAGTTCGGCCAGTCGAGCAGCCCGCAACGGACCGGCGATGGGCAGTCCCCACTGGTCCAGTTCGTTGCCCGCAGCGTCTCGGGGGCGCGGCTGCGTCGGGTTTGCCTGAGAAACCTTCGCCTGGCGGGTCATTGACTTTCCTTCCTGATGTGCCGAGATGTCGTAAGCCTCACAAGCCAAGCGACGCGGTATCCCTCAGCGGAAAGCAGCCGGCCGCCGCCATATTGCGTAGGCGCACTCGCCTCCGGGTGCGTCCACAACACCAGCGCATCGATCACCTTGTCGACCTGCTCCTTCAGCGCATCATCGACCATGTTGTCGCCTCGCGCCCGCGCCTCGACCACGACGATGACACCGAACTGCTCTGCCAGCTTCTGGTCCAGCGCCCGCGTGCCAAGCCCGTTCGGCGCCGCCGAGTCGGCTTCCGGCACCACGAAGAACGAGGGGGAGGCGCGCGGGGCCTCCGCAAGGCTGGCCCATTCGAGCAAGCCGGATACGTTCCGAAGGCCCGCCTGTTCGAGCCGTGCGACGATGGGCTTTTGAGAAATCACGCCGGGCCTCCAAACAGACCGCGCAGAAAGTCGGTCATCACTTCAATCACGGTGCGGCGCTCATCCGGGCCAAAGCCCACATATTGGCGCTTGGGCATCACCACCTTGGCGACCAGGCGCCCGCCAAAGGACAGGGCCTTGCCTTTCCGGGGCGTGATGGTGCCGCCTTCATTGTGGATGCGTGCATATTTGGCCGGTCCCGCCGTTTTCAGCACCCCGACCTGGGCGAAGTTCGATCCGAAGTCGGGCACGATCGCGTTGAAGAGAAAACCTTCCTTGCGGAGCAGCGGACGACTCGCATCCTTGACATTGATCGGCGCATCCGGGTCGATGCGACGCTTTTTCCAGGGCACGCCGAAGGGGTCGCGCTCCTGGGCAAAGCGGTCGCGGACATGGTCCATCCACTCCTCTGCAATTTCGCCCATCGGTTGGCGCAGGTCCGTACCGGCCTTCACCGCGCGGGATAGCGCCGCGTCGAGTGCGGCATCATCCATCTGGATGGTGACGTCGAAACCCGCGCCCATTAGTAGCCCTTCAACCCATCCGGGTAGGCGCGCCTACCCGGCGCGACCAGAATATCGTCCTGACTGGGCGCTGCGGTCGGGGCTGTTGCAGCCGGCACCGGCAGCGCGCCGGACTGGATGCGTTCCAGCATCTTCATCGACGCCTTCGCCTGCGCATCGACGCCATCGGGCGCGCCGCGAGGATAGAGTTCAGCCCGCGCGAGGTCACCCACGATCTTCTTGATGATCAGCGGCACATCGAGCAGCGGCACGGTGTAGCGGGCGGCGATATGCGCGTCCGCCACCGCCTGCGCGTTGATCAGCGCACCGACCAGCAACCCCCGATCGATGAAGCCTTTGCCGGTGTCGGTCATCGTCATGACCTCTTCCAGGGTGAAGCGCTCGATGAAATCCGCGATCGACAGATAGGGCGCACCGCCGTCGGGCATCGCCCAGGCCATGTCGATGACCGCGATCTCCAGCTCGGTTTCCACCCGCTGCCCATCGGCATCGTCGGCGATGGCGGTGATGAGGTAACGCTCGCCATCCGTTCCCCCGGAGATGGCGAGCGTTACGGCGCCGACAAAAAGCTGGGGCACGACTCCCAGCTCCGCCGCACCCGCGACCAGCCCTCTGGCCGCGACCTCAACCGAGTGCAACTCCGTCACGGTCGACACCCCGCTGAAGGTGATCGGACGGTGCAGCACCTCGGAAGGCTGTTTCAGGATCGTTTCAGGGCGCATGTCAGCCCTCTACTTGCCCGCCGTCTTTCTGCGGGTCGGCTTGGCCTCGGCTTCCGGCTCGGCCTGCTGCCCCTCGCTGGCGGTTGCCGCGTCGTCACCGTCATCGGACTGCGTTTCACCTGCCGGCCGCTTCGCTTCGGCCTCCGGCGCTTCGGGGCGCTGCGCCAGCCGCCCCTCTGCGCGGCGAATATCCAGTTCGGCCAAAAGCTGATCGTTCGAGAAATCGGCCAGCACGACCGTCGCATTGTCCGGCAGCCCTTCGCCGACGAAGAACACTATACCGCCGAGCGCCTCGATCGCGCCGGTCAGGGCGTAACGATCGGTCACCGCCACCACGGAAATCGGCGGATTGACCATGCCCAGAGCGCTCAGCCCTTCCCAATTCAGCGGGCAAGTCACCTCCGCACCGCTCGGTTCGATCGCTTCCATGCGCAGCAGTTCAGCGGCGCGATCGACCGGCAGCGCAACCACCGCGCCAACGCCAATCGGTTTGCGCTGCCCGTCCGCACGGGGCAGGCCGCGCACCGGCATCTTCAGTTCATAATTCTGCATCACAAACTCCATTCAGGAGAAAACTGGCGGAGGCAGGGCAAGCCTCCGCCAGCCAGGGCCGCGAAGGATCAGCGCGCGCCCTGGAACAGGAAGCCAGCATCGGCGCCGACCAGCTCGGCCGAGAACTCGTCCAGGACGTCATTCTTCCAGCTGCGAATGTCGCCGTCCCAGCGGGCCGGCTCGACCAGCGGATGGCCGCGCAGGCGATAAGTGTAGCCATAGCTGGGCAGCGGCATCTGGCGCTGACCGGCAGGCGGCACCCAGGCGAGGATGGCTTCGGTCCCCCAGATGTCGACCGTGGTCCCGTCCGCCTGGTCGTAGATACCATCGCCCGCCACGACATTCTGCACATCGAAATAGGTCTGCAGCATGGGGATGGTGATGGTGGAAGAGGTCGTGTGCTTGAAATGCTCGCGGATGCTCTCGTTCTTCTGCAGATCGGTTGCGAGACCGCCGGTCAACACCAGCGTATTGGGCCGACGACCGATGCGGGCGCGGATGGTTTCCTTGGCATCCAGCACCTGGACCAGCGTGTCGCAGGTCGGATCGGACCACTTGTCGGCGCCCGTCAGCGCGGCTTTGTTGGTTGCGGCATAGGAGGCGGCATTCCGTGCCACCTCGGCCTGCTGGATTTCCTTTTCCATCGCGATCACCGCCAGGACCGTATCGACACCGACCTGAAGGAGATCGATGCCAGGAACCTCGCCGGCTTCCTGCTGATGCTCGATCGGCGTGACGGCCGACAGCGCTTCCTGATGAAGGCTGACCGCCTTCCCTTCATAGCCGAACTCGAGCGCTGCAATCTGCGCGCCGGGCGCGCGGCGGGTCCGACGACGACGGAAGGAGGAACGGTCGAATTCGATCCGCTTGGCCGCGCGGGTCGGCATATCGACCTCGGGAAAGAGGATATGGCCGATAAAGCCGGCATTGGTGTAACCGCGCGCGTGCTGGGTCAGGATCGGGTCGACGACGCGCAGCTGAGAGCCATTCATGGACATAAGGGTAGACCTTTCACTGGAAACAGGGTGGGAGGCCGTTGCGCCGCCTGTGCAAGGTCAGGCCGCCTCCCTTGGGCAGTATCCGGGCGGCCATCATCGCCGCCCGACCTTCAGAACTTGAGGAGCACCTCGATCTTCTGGCCGTCCGCCGTGGCGGCGGTGACCGCGTAACCGAGGATTTCACCGGCACCGGCCTGGGCGATGGCCTTGCCATTGGCGTCCGACTTGACCGGCCCCCAGGCCGCGATGGCACCACCCACCTCGACAATGGCGGTGCCGACGACATCGACGGCCAAAGCCTCGCCTGCGGCGGCAGGCGTCTGCGAAACGCCGAGCGCCTTGGCGCCGGCCGCACAATGCGCGCCGGTTCCAAGACCCACGAACCGGGCTGCCGCGACGGCCACCGTGGCGATGGCGGAAAAGGTGAAGATTGAATTTTTCTGCATGGTTCAGTCCTGCTGGAAGGTGAGCGAAGGGAGGCTTTAGCTGTCGGCCTGGGCGCGCTTGACAGCGTCGAGCCATGACAGGCCGGGATTGGCCTGCTGCAAGACGACGGCGCGGGCGTGGAGATCAGCCTGCTCGGGATCGACATTATAGCCTTCCGGCGCGGCGAAGCTGACATAGGACTTGTCGCCGCCGGGCTTCTTGCCATGCTCGCCGAACGAGACGAGCGGCACAGCACTCTCGAACAGCTTTTTGAGCGCGATGGCGGGAGCCATCTCACCGGCCTCGCCGAAACTTACGACAGCGGTGGCATCGAGATGGTCGAGAACCCCGATCAGCAGCCCCTTGCCAGCCGGGGCAAGCTTGCCGGCGGCGGCCAAGCCCTCAGCGAAGCTGACATTACCGTCATGGACGGCCTTCAAGGCAGAGGCCTTGGTCGCCTCTTCCCGCTCGGCGATGGCCGCCTCGCGCTGCGCCAGCGACTGTTCACGATCATTGAGCGCGGTTTCCCGCTCGGCGAAGCTCGCTTCTTTCGACATATCTGCCTCTTCGGTGGATGGAAAATCGATGGTGGCGACGCCCCGGTCATCGCCTTCGGAAAACTGGACCGTGCCCAGCCCCTTGATGCCGGGCGCGGCCGCACCCAGGAAACCGATATGCTTCAGATACCAAACGCCAGGCTTCGGATTGGCGGGGTGCGCAGGCGGGTAGAAGCGGGCCGACACCTTGGGAAAGCGGCGCGCCCGCACCATTTCCGCGAAGCTCGGCTCGATATCGGAAGGCGTGGCGACCAACTCGCCACCCTGAAGGGCAAGCCCTGCAACCCAGCCATAAGCCGGATCATCAAGACGCGGATGGCCGACTACCAGCGGCGCCGGATCAGCGGAAGCATCATAGGCGGCAGCTGTCGCCGCCATCATTTCTTCGGTGAAGGAAACCTCGACACCTTCGTTCGAGGTGAACTTGCCAACACGAGCAAGGCGAATGGTGGGGGGCGTCTGATCCATGACCACCGGATAGGCGGGGCGGACCAGGGCAATGGTTATCCGCAGGCGGAAACCAAGCCGGCAACCATTAGATCGACTTCAAATTGCAGGAGCTTGGCCGGAAAGCAAGAGCGTCAGATCAGTCCTGTGAACAACTGCCAGAGAAAGACCAGCGTTCCACCCGCCACGACCAGGGCGACACTCCAGCGGCCAATGATCGACCAGGCAGATCGATGACTATCGACACCGTCGCGATCAGACCACTCGTTCAGCATCCTCCCACCTCCGCTCAACCGCCGTGCAGACCCTGCATCACATTGGCGAAGGATAATAGCCCCTGAATGCCCGTGGGCATTCTGCCCATGGGGTTCGAGGGGCGTTTTGGTAGTTGGATGGCCAAAACGCCACCTCACCGCTTGACGGGCCTTAAAACGGTCCAATCCAATGAGCCATATCAGAGCGGGGCAATGTCCACCTTGGCCTGGGGAAAAAGCAGGCCCCAATTTACGGCATAGGCATCCGTTGGCAGGGGCATTAGCTCAGCGCATCGAGAATCAGTTTCGAACCAGCCTTTTCTCCGCATAGACCGAAGAGACACCTCATCAGTATGCCAACCATTCCAGCTCGGCATCTTCCAAGGCGCAGTGCATATCTGGATCTGCTTCGAGCTTACTCAGGCGCGCGGCGACAGCCTTCACGTCGCCATTGATCGGAAATTTAGGGTCACGATGCGCCGCTTTTGCTAGCTCGCCGATTGCATCATCCCGTTTTTGTTGCGCTAATAACCAAGGGCCAAAATCGATCTTTGGCTGAAAATCCGGTTTGAAATGCTTCATTGCTCACTCCCTTCATCGACTCGACAATGAGCGAATGTTAGAACAAAACAAGAACAACCTGAAGCCAGTTTAGGGTGCTGCAGCCACTGACGAGCACGCCTTCTGCAACTCTCCTATGATGGAGCCAGCACCCTTAACATCGATCACCCGAACCACGGGGCGGGCGTTCCGGTCGAAGGTATCTGACTGCACCGCAAGCCTATCGGCAGCTTTCAACCCTTCGATCAGATGAAGCCCTGTCGCGCGCGTTGGATATATTGTCGTGCCATCACCCTTCGTCGTGGAATGCCAGTATGACGACACCGGCTGTCCACTATCCAACCTATAAAACACACGATAGCTATCGGCCGCGCCTAAATAATCATCGATGTTAACCTCAACTCGGACATCGGAAGGCGTTGTTTGCGCGCACCAAAGGGTGAGCTTGGCTCCTTGCGTTCTCTTCTGTGCAGCAACCTGGATCACGCCCGATATAGGATCTTGCGTAGCCTGTATGAACCAACCATTTTCGCGCGCTGCAGGCGATGCGCCCAATGCCACAGCCGCTGTTAGGACCACGAGTGACAAGCTCATCGATTCATCCCTTCCTCAAAGTCCTCGACCGACCCAAACCACACGACCAATCAATTGGAAACCATCTCGAGCCGCATCACTTTCCAAATCAATCATTCGATCCCAGCGGTCGTAGTCTCGATTGTCACTGGTGACGAGCACACGCCGAGAGGAAGGGAAAAGAACGCGCTTGACCATCAACTGATCATCCACTCGCAAAACAAAGATACCATCCACCGGGTCGCGACGGTTCAAGTCAATCATTGCAAGATCACCGTCACCCAGGGTCGGCATCATACTGTCGCCTTGCACGTGAAGCACTCTTAGCTGCTTCGAGTCGCCAAATCGACGGCGCAACCAACGCAAAGGGAACCCCAAACTTTCTGGCGAAACGCCTGCCTCTACAGCCTGCGCCCCATGACCTGCCGACACAGCGACATCATGCATCGGCACCAAAATCATATCGCCTTCGGACGGGGGAGCCGGCCCAACACCCCCTTCCCCCGTCAGCAACAACTCTAGCCCCATGTCGAGAGCTTTGCCGATCGCCAACGCAGCATCAGTCTTCGTGATGCCGCGATGAATATAATCTCGCAAGGTGTTTGCCGGAATCTGCGCAGCCTCGCTTAGCCAAGCAACATCACGATTTTTCGTCGTCAGAGCTTCGAGAATTCGCGCACCAACCGAATTTTCGGTTTTAATGGCTTGACCGCCCCTTCGGCCCCGTCTATCCGAATTTTCGTTACGAATTTTCGGATTGATCATATGAACCTCGCGGACATGGACCCGCACGATATCAAAGCCGAGATTCGCAAGCGTTTTGGAACGCTTGCGGCCTTTGAGCGTGCGTTCAAACTACCCGCCAAATCTGTGACTGACGTCTGCCGATCGCGCGCGAGTTCTCGTGTCGAGCACGCAATAAAGATGGTCATCGCTCGCCCTGTCTCCGAGTTTTCGGAACAGGCTACTCCCACCGTGGGAGTAGCCGCGTGAGTGCCGCCTATCATAGACGCTTGGCGGAGTCTTGTTTACTCTGCGTTCACACCCCGAAAAATCGGTGCAGCGTCAAATCGGCACGTTTCGGAGGCGCATCATGAGCGCCATCGAGGGGCGAACCAAACATCTGAGCGCCAAGGAAATCGCCGAGCTGCGTCTGACAGGTCTGCCGACGACCAAGAAGGGCGTTCAGCTTCGCGCCGATCTGGAAGGCTGGCCGTTCGAGTTGCGCACCGTGCGCGGCGGCGAGGCTCACTTCTATGACATCATAGGCCTGCCGGAGGCGGCGCGCGCCGATCTGATTGAAAGGCGAGCTGACGCCGCCCTGTCCGCCATGCGCCCGGTTGGCCGCCCCAAGGGCGACTGGTTCGATCGCCATCCCGAAGTCGCCGATGCGGTGTTGGTCATTCTGGCCGAACACAAACACGCGTCTACCCGCGTCATGGAACTCCTAAATGCGCAATTTGACGAGCTACCGTCCCTGCGCAGCTTGAAGCGCTACATACAGCGGGTCGAGAAGGAGCATAAGGTTCTCCTCGCCGCCGAACGCGATCCCGACAAATACAAGTCGATGTACCGCCCGGCGCTCGGCCGTATGGATGCCACCGTCTCCTACGCCCACGAAATGTGGGAGATCGACACCACCAAGGCTGACGTGATGTGCACCGATGGCCGGAAGGCGATCCTGGGCATCATCGACCGTTGGTGCCGTCGCACGCGCTTTTTGGTGGTCGAAAGCGAAAGCGCACAATCGGTCCGCACCATGCTGGTCAGTACAATGCTGGCCTGGGGTGTCATGCCTGCGGTGCTGAAGGTCGACAACGGCTCGGGCTTCATCAACGCTTCGATCATCGCGTCGCTCGACGCTGTCGGCATCAAGCTCGACGCCTGTCTTCCCGGTCACCCGGAGGACAAGCCGCACGTCGAGCGCGTGTTTGGCACCTTCAACCGCGAACGCGCTTCGATGCTAAAGGGCTTCGTCGGCCACAATGTGGCCCAGGCGCAGCAGCTGCGCGCCCGCGCAAAGAAGAAGACCGGCCGCGCCGTTATCGAAGCCGGGATCGACAGCATCGAGCTGCAGCGCATTCTCGATGCCTGGGTCGATG